CCAGAGAACAGCTACACGATATGGGCGTGCGTTCAGAGGAAAGTTTCAAGATGTTATTGTCGGGCCGCGCCCTCCCCGTCAAGAAGCGAGAACAGTTGGGAGGCCGCACGCTCGTATACCTTGACCACCCGACCGATCCAGCGCGCGACATCCATCTATGGGTGTACGAGGAATATTGTGAGACAGTATGAACAAGAAGCCTGACGCTGACACAACAGCCGATTGCGACAGCACGCAGAATATTGTTGCGCTAGATCCTGGAACATCTGATCGCACGCTGTATCCATGGGAAATCGCTGAATATAAGCGACAGAAGGTCGATGAAACGATCAAGGCGGAGAAACCTGAAATGAATAGGGCCGAACGCCGGCGGCTCGCAAAAAAGCTAAGGAGAGAACCATGAACCTTGAGGATTTCGACACGTTCGACGTTAAGGGAGATGTTGACTGGAATATCGAGCACGATAAGGACACGTTCCTGACGATGTTTGGTGGTGCAGTCGCGGAGGAAGTTAAGAAGTGTACGATCAGGCACAAGCTGGAAACCAGGCCACATACGTTCAAGGATGGTAGCGAGGCCGACATCTGCAAACGACTCACAATTGTGATCGACTTTAACGACGCCATTGTTCAGCCGCACTCGAACTTCGAGTCAGATTTCGGAAGTCGATGCGTGGAGGCGCTTGAGGAGAATATCAATGGACTGATGGAAAATTCAGACCCAGAGGACGGTCCTGAATCCGAAGAAGATGACGACGAAGGATATTTTTAGTGGAGATTGAGGTAGCGCGCTGCACGGGCAACTGTTGCAACGACTTCACTTTGCCGTTCTCTCCGGCTGAACTTGAGCGATGGAAACGGCGTGTGGAGCGTGGGCAAAAAACAATCGTCCACGAGGGCATGGATCGTTCCCGTCACTCGGCCCACCAGCGCCCGAAGGACATGGCTTACGACGTTGAGATAGCAGAGTTTAAAAAACTGTTCGACATGCTCATCTTCAAGCGCACCGATCATCAGGCGGTCAACTCGGCTGATCGAAAGGCCAGCTCTAAGACCAAAGACAAAGGCGGATGGGCGTACCCACACAAAGGTTTTCGTTTCCATCACTACACCTGTAAGCACTTTGATTCTGTAAACAAATTGTGCCGTAACTACGAGAACCGTCCCAATATGTGTCGCAGTTACCCAGACGGCGGAGAATGCAATTACCGTGGATGCACGCGTCGATGTGAATCAAAACCAATAAATGCCGAAAAGATGCTCAAGGACGAAAAACTTGAGGAGGCAATATTATGATGGCAAGCGTGATTGCATGGTTCCGTGAGCGGATCTTAAGATCAATGTACCCGATACTGAAATGGTTGTCGGAAATTTACCCAGAGCGGTTAGTTAACGCTGATTTCGTTAAAGAGGTGCTGAGTAAAATCCAGCCAGGTGATGTGCTGGTCACTCGCGAGAACATGGTGATGACAAACTTCTTTATCCCCGGCTTTTGGACACACGCGCTGATCTACGTGGGCGATGGAATGATCGTTGAGGCGACCGGCATCGGCGTTCACACGACACCGCTTGAGAAGCTCCTGTACTCGAAGGACCATGTGGCCGTACTCAGGCCCAAGTTCGCAGATGCGGTCCAATGCGCGCTGGCTGTGAACGAAGCCAAGAGCCTTGAGGGCGATCCATACGATTATGATTTCACCGGCGACAACCGCGCCTTTTACTGCGCTGAGGTAATCTGGTACGCATACGACCAGGCAATGAAACCAGCGCCGTCACCGTTCACCAAACGAATCACGTGGGGTGTTCAGACGGTTACTCCGCAGGACTTTTATCAAGCTACGGATAAGTTTGATTTGATTGCGAAGTTTGGTGGTCCACAATGAAAGAATGGGTCTTGGTGGATACTACCAGTGCAGGGAGTGTTACGCCCGGCGTGACCGGATGACCGCACCGCAGAAACTCAAGGACGGTGATCGTGTAATTGACCGCTTTGAAGTTGTCTACGAATGTGGTTCGCGTATGATAATCCATCGTGACAAATGCAACTGGAAGATGGTTGGATTTGAAAAAAAATGCACACCCACAGGAGGATGAGCGATGAGAGAAGTCGACGGAACCAAAGGTTACACACTGAAAAATACGCGCGAGGTTCAGGAGAAGGTGATTGAAAAATACCTCAACTTCAAGCTGACCGAAGAGGACTTCGCTGACAAAGGCAAGGAAGCCGGCAAAATCAGCGGTGAGTTGAACAAACTCGAAGCCGAATTCGACCGCATCAAGAAAGAGTGGAAAGAAAAGATCGAGGAGCAAGAGGCGGCACTGTCACTTATTCACTCTACCATCCGTCGCGGCGACGAAGACCGCAAAGTGATTTGCGTGGAGCAGAAGGATTTCGCCAAGTACGTCGTCAACTACGTGTTCAACGGCGAGATCATGCACTCGCGTCCGATGGAAATGAGCGAGCGGCAAATGGAGTTGGTCACGGACATCAAAACCGTCGAGAAGGCCAACGAAAAAGCGACGATGCAGGAGCACCTGCGCGTGGCGAGCGATCCGAAGGCCCAAGAGGTCAAGGACGTGATGCGCGAGGAAACCAATAAAAAAACCAAACAAGATATGTCGAACCGTGGTCACTAGGTTGACTGCGATAATTTGTTTACTGACGCTGGGGTTGGCGTGTTCATTCACGCCGCCCAAGCCGTTGCCAGAGCTGTGCTACAGCGACGCCAGTGGAAAACTTATTTGCCCTGATGAGAAGTGCGTGAAGGAGTTGGATGGGACGACGACGTGCTATCCGAAGAAACCTCACGACAAAATCCGCACGAAGGGCACTTCTTCCAACCCCTGAGTTTCGGGTGATCGAGCAAGTAGCTCATGCAAATCGGACAGATTTGATACACCCAACTATTTTACCAAGTAAAATTTTACTAGCGACTAAAGTTTAGGCCCAGACTCGCCGTTAGTCAGGCATGGGCATCGTCAGTCACATCAAAGACCGCGTTCAAGGTAAAGTCCCCGCCGGCGCCAGGCGGAGTGGAAAGTGGCCGAAGGTAAGAGCAGACCACTTGGCCAAGCATCCGACCTGTGCGCTGTGCGGCGGCAATAGGAAGATTGAAGTCCATCACATCAAACCATTTCACTTGCATCCGGCGCTAGAGCTGGAGCCGACAAACCTCATCACGCTGTGCGAGAGCGGAGCCAACGGCATCAATTGTCACCTTGCGTTTGGCCATCTCGGTAGCTTCAAGTCAGTGAATTCCGAAGTGGTCGCCGACAGCTCCCACATGGGAAACAAGATCAAGAACCGCCCTTGACTAGGACTCTTATCCTAGTATTCTTTTCCACGATGTAACTTACGCAGTAAGCACAAGTCGGACACTTCTTCATCGCCTTGATGGTGCGATGATCGAGCATGTAGGCCATGCAGCGCGGACAGATTGGTGGTTTCATGGTCCTATTTGACTCCATAACCCAATTATTGTAACAGTCCAGTTATGGATTTTTGTCACACTTGTTCAGAAATTTTCCGCTATCGGACTTGGCACTCGATCAAACAGCGATGCTCACAAGGGTATGCGAAGCTGCGCATGACCGAGAAAGACTTCAATCAGTGGTGGGACAGTCAGTACGACGCGATGAAGGCGCTGTACGACCGCGACCAGAAACCGAGCGTGGACCGCATCAATCCCGATGGACCATACTCCCTCGACAACATTCAGGTGCGAGAACGATGGGACAATGTGCGCGAATCGCGCCGACGACCAAAGCGCCCGGTGATCGGCGTCAATGTGCGCACGAAAAAGCAGAAAAGATTTGCAAGCGTGACCGAAGCCGCTAATTTCGTTGATGGGCACAAAAGCAATATCGTCGCAGCGTGTGGCAAAGAGAACAAGACGGCGCACGGCTGGCGTTGGCAATACCAGGGGAGAGATCGGTGAAATTGTCGTTTACAGTCCTTCGGTTTGACCACAAAGACGCAATGGGTGAGGTGATAGTCGCCGATGGATGTGAGGTGCCGGCGCACGCGAGCGTGACGAAGGACTTCAAGCACGGCTACCAGAACCGGCTCGGGCCGGCATTCCTAACGAAGCATCCTGACCGAATTGTAGCCGAGTGGGAGTGGCCGGGCGGAGACAAGCTCCCCTGCATCGCGCTTTACCCAGCGGTGTCCGGCGTGATCCTGGAGGCCGACAAAGTGGGTGAAACGCGCTACATCCGAAAGTGCAAGATCCGCGAAATCGGACTATCACCTGCTCCAAATCAAGACAGTGAAATCCTAAGCATCCAGGAACAAAATCCAAGTGTACCTATCCACTGGGAAAAGGGCGTGACTAGACTCATAAAGAAGGCGCTCGGCGCCGATGAGTCTGTAGAACACGTTGATTCGCAATCCCATGCGAGTCCTCCTCCCCCGGTGGGTAGTGACTGAATGATCTGCCGGGGGATCTTTTTATGAACGTGAAGCCAATCGAAGAATTTGAAAAGGACCTGCTCGACCGCTTCAGTGAGGAATGCGGCAGAGTCGACGAAAACACCAGGCGCGAGCCGACAGCCGAAGAAATGTTTTTCATTCGTGAACTGGCGATGCTAAACCATTTCGTTCAGCACGCGATGATGGGAGTGTCGAATCGGCTGGATGAGATCAACCAGCGGGTTCAAATGGCAATCGAAGAAGTTAAATTTCCAAACAGGGGTATTCAATGAAAATGACGACACGGGCATCTGCGATTCAGCGGTACGGCATGATCGACCTTGGGCACCAAGTGTGGCCAGGCCAGAGCAAATGGCTTGGCCTGCTAGAAGTGCCGCCCGAATTGCGCGGTAATTGGCTCGTTCTCGGATTGCAGGGGAGTTTGGTGAAGCACATCAACTGCAACGTCGACATGCACTTGCCTCTGCTCAACGCGCTCAAGGCGCTCGCATCGCTCGGCCTCACGAAGGAGTTGAAGACGTTCGATGGATGTTTCAACATCCGCGCGGTGCGCGGTTCGGCGTCGGTGTCCGCACACGCTTACGGCCTGGCAATCGACATCAATGCGTTCGAGAACAAACTAGGGAGCGCGGAGTCGAAGTTGTCGCCAGCGTTCGTTAAATGTTTCACAGACCAAGGTTTTGACTGGGGTGGAAATTTCCACAGCCGCAAAGATCCGATGCACTTCAGTTATTGCTGGGAAGGCTCGCCGTCGCAAGAAAACGCTCCGCACCTGATTTATCCGTAAGGTAAAATGGGAGCATGAGAGAAGCAGCGTCGCCCGCCAAAATCAAACGAGTCCTAGAGAATATGCCGCAAGCCGGCCTTGTCGATTTGTTTACACACTTCGTCAGGCTGTGTTCTCGCAAAAAAGTTTTCGGGAATCGTCCGCTGTGGGAAATCGTTCGGACGCTGGAGGCCCAGATGCAGGGCACTTACAAACCAGCGCCGAACCAAAGTCCAATGCCTCGCGCCCGATCTGGCAATGGCACCGTCGCCGCGACTCAGGCGGCCAAAGAAATCGCTAAAAATGTGACGCCCGAGGACCGATAGATACTTGTGGGCGCGCGATAGCCGGCGAATCTCCGCACTTTGGCGGCGCCGCTTGGGTCCTGACTCAAGGCGCCCACACCATTTAGCTTGCCTGTTCATACGCTTTATGAAAAAGTTTTATGTGTTCGGCGTGTTAGGAGAAAGAGCAGGCGAGAGTGGTCGATAAATCCCTTAAAATCCATTTTGAACTTGACCTGTCGAAGGACTCTGATCGTCAGTTAATCGAAATCATTACGCGCGTAAAAGCACTGCAAGCACAGGGTTTAGAGCCAAGCATTGTCGGTGCGGCGACGGAAACGGCAGATCCTCAAATGCCGAGCGTGAATGAAGTGCGCCGCGCCGGTGTCGCGATGACAGAAGCGGCTAACGAGTTGGCCGAAGCGATCCCTGACGGCGGCGAACGCAAGAAACTGAACACGAAGGAGCGCGCGGCGGTCGCTGCAAGGGCGCGCTGGGCACGTGACAAAGCCAGAAAAGAAGGAAAGCCGCTACCGCTCACCGCCAAGGAATTAAAAAAAAAAGAACATAGCTCCACTGACGCGTTAGACTACTCGCAGGCCGAGCAACAATCATTTGAGCAGTTTCCACAAGTTGATGGCATTGATTTCAGCCAAATGTCTCTTCAACATCGACACGATTCCGTATTGTCAGCATTGATGAATGAATCTAGCCATTTGCCCTATCCAGATGGGCGTGAAATCATGGCCGGAACATGGGAGCGCGGCGAAGAGGCTGCGCTCGACTCCGAATTTGAAAACCCATTAGACGACGACTTCGTAAGGAGGGTGCATGAGCAAGCTGACAGATTCGACCAAGAATGACAAAAAAAAGCCGGAAAAAAAGTTTGAAAAAGCACAGCCGGAAAAGCACGAGACGTACAACGGAAAACGCGACGGCGAAAGCCTCACGAAAGTTTATCAACCACCGACACCTGATCTGAATAAGTGACGTGGGCGAGATTGTTAACGTGAAGTTTCGGATCGTTGAACCGATACGCGGTGGTCCGCAACAACCACGCAAACCGAGAAGAGATTTTTTTTATTGGATATTAGTCGCCGCCGTAATCGCATTTTTGATGTATGCGTGCGCGAAGGCAAGTTAGGAGGGAGAATTGGCTCGTCACGGATATGGACGGACAATCGTCGACACATTCATAGTTATCCCACAGAGATCCGCTACCTGTCAGGAGTGCGGGACGACCTATCACGGGCCGAAAGAAATGGTTACGTGCAAGGGCTGTGGGGAAAAACTCAACACGAACGACGTGCGCTGCAATAAGAAAGTGCCAATTGGCGTGCAGGTCGTGACCACACTGCGAAGAAAATCCGCAGGGCGCGAGAATGGATCGTAAGGATTTTTATGAACAACAATATTTGTTTAGCCTTACGGTTCTCGACAGAGCACTGGATAAATTTCCGCGCCTAAAATATGCCGTCGTCCACCACGTGAACATCCGTGGTGAGCAGATGCGCTTTGACGATAAGCCGTACCTAGTTGAAATCTACAAGGACACTGCGCCTGAAATCGTACTCCAGTCGTCGGTGCAAACTGGTAAATCTGAATTTCTGATCGTGAGCGCACACTCCTGGGCCGAGCGCGGACTCCAAGTGCTGTACGTGCTGCCGACGATTGAATTGAGAAACCTGTTCGTCGCCAACCGGGTCGACAAACTATACGAGAACACCACCCATTACAAAATGCAGCTCGTGAAATCGACCGGGACCTCCAATTCTCGCGGTCTCAAGCACTTCGGCTCAATGGGTGGTGCGATCTTCTTCGCCGGCTCAAACTCAGCCGGCACATTCATCGAAAAACCGATTGATCTGGTGATCGGCGATGAAACGGACAGGTTCGACCAGGGGAACTACGAGAAGGCCGATGACCGGATGACCGCGAGTCCGTGGAAGATGAAGTACGAGGCGTCCAACCCCACGGTTGACAAATACGGCATCAACCTACGATACCGCCAGAGCGATCAGCGCGAATGGTTTGTTAAATGCAAGTCGTGCAATTACTGGCAGCCTCTCGATTGGTTCAAGAACGTGGTCCGACAAACGGATGACGACACGTGGCTGTTGATCGACGAAGACTGGCACATGGGATCGGACCAGGACATCAGATGCTTCTGCATCCGATGCGGAGCCAAGCTCGATAGGTACGACACGAAGGGGTGCTGGGTTCCAAAGCATCCAAACATCAAAAAGACACATGGCTATCACATCCACCAGCTTCTCTCGTCATACGTCCGCATGGATGGAATGTGGCTAAAATTCCAGCTTGCCCTCCACGACGACACCAAGATGCAGGTGTTTTACAATTCCATGCTTGGGCTCCCGTTCGCCGGCAAAGGATCGAAGCTCACAGACGAACTGCTGAACTCCTGCAAACAGCCGTATCTGATGCCCAGCCGCGCGGAAAACTGTTTTATGGGCGTTGACGTGGGTAAGGTTCTGCACGTCGTGGTGAGGCAGCTAGTGCCCGGTGGACGCATGAGACTGGTCTACGCCGGCACCGTCCGCGACTTCGAGGACCTGGACTATCTGTTCGCCCGGTTCGACATCCTTGGGTACGTTATTGACGCAATGCCGGAAACGCGAAAGGCGACCGAGTACGCGAAGAAGCACACCGGGCGCGGCGCGATTTGCCGTTACCACAACGGGCTCGACGAGATGCGCGAGGGACAAACCGAGGACGGGTGCAAGGTCCTCACCGTTGATCGTACACAGATCATGGACCGCGTGATGAAGTGGTTTTTGGAAAAGCGGCACATCATTCCCCAGAATGCCCAAAGCCTCGACCGTGGCGACTATTACGATATGCTCAAAACCCCGACGCGGATCTTGGATGACGAGAAAAAAGTTTACAACTGGATGGGCGATCCTGACCACTACTATCACGCCGAAGTGTACTGTCTGCTTGCGTACTTAGCACGAGGAGACATGAGCGTGATAGCAGTAAATCCAAACGAGCCAATGCAAAAAAAGGTGCCCAACAAATTCGAGGATGCGATTCAATTTCCACCAGGAACCCCGCAAGACATTATCGACCATTATCGAAGGATCTATGAAGCAACAAAAGCATCGCGTAAGATAGAGGAAGAATGAATTTAGCAGGTGTAAGCAATGCCAACTGAGAACGAAAACAGCAAGCTACCGACGCCGCAGCAAGCAGAGGCGCAGCGCGAGGCCAAGATCAAAGCCTCCATAGGCTTCGACGATGTTCTGCGCTACCTGGCGCTTGGAATTACGCCGACTGCTCCGCGATTGCCAGAACAGGCAATGCGATATGGTTCTATGTTTGGCGGATACCCGAAGGGCTACACGAACAAACTCGGCGCCAAGGGGACGATCAGCTACTACGTGCTTAGACAGCTCGCCACGCGCTCACCGCTTTTGTCGGCAATCGTCGCCCGCCGAACATTCCAAACCACTAGACATGCGCGCATCGCCTCGAAGTCCAAGAAAACCGAGGTTGGGTTGAACGTCGTCCACAGGCGCCAGCACGACAAAGATTTCAAGGTTCCCGAGGCTTTCAAAAACCTGTGCCGCGAAGCCGAGCAGATGATGATGAAGCCGTGGAGGGTGTTTTGGGATGAAGGACGAGTCTTCAAAGACGTTGAGCCGAACCTCGCTGGATTTATTTCCAAGGTCACTGAGGATCTTCTGGTTATCAACCGCCCGTGCGTGGAGTTGGGATTGGACCCCCTGCGCATACCGCGCGCGTTCGGCGCAATAGATGGCGCTAATGTTATTCCGACATTTGCCGCCCTCAAATATCTGACCTCGATCAACCGGGACATTCCGAAAGGCTGGGAGGAGTCATACCAGCAATACCGCCGCATCATGCAGCAGATGTCGGAAAAATATAAACTCGACCTTGACGAGCGCACTGAGTACATCTACCTGCTGTCGGGCCGCCCGGTCGCTGGGTTCCGATCCGACGAGATCGTGATTGGTTCGCAGTTTCCTGTGAGTGATGTTCGTCACGCCGGCTATCCGCCGTCACTGACTGAGCGCGCACTCTTTATTATCCTGGCTGAAATTTTGGCGATGACCTCCAACTCCCGCTACTTCGAGTTTGGCTCGATGGCAGAGGTGCTGGTCACGATTAAAGGAAACGTCCAAGACAAGCACGTGAAGGATCTGGAGTCGGTCCTCAAGGGCAATATGTCTGGCGTTCAAGGGATGTACCGCGTGCCGTTGATTGCCACCCCTGGAGGCAAGGACGACATTGAAGTGGTGCCGATCAAACAGAACCACAAGGATATGCTGTTTGACGTTTACATCCAGAAGTTGACCAACCTCGCGTGCGCCGTGTTTTCGATGCACCCGAGCGAGATCAACGAGGCTCCGCGCGCCGGCGACAACTCCGGCGGATTGAATCAGGCAAACCAAACCAAGCAGATCAACATGGCCCAAGAACAGGGCCTTGAGTCGACGCTGGAGCATCTGAAGACTTCGATCTTCGATCCGATCCTTGAGCGTATCGACCCAGATTTGGTGATCGAATGGGACTATGGTCAAAACGAACAAGAACAAATTACTGTCACCCAGCTTTATGGTCCGATCACGACCGTGAATGAGCGTCGGCAGATGATGGGGCTTGATCCAATATCGGAGGAGTTAGGTGGAGAGGTCATCGACAACCAGTTCATTCAAGCGCGAAACCAGCTTCAGCAACAGCAAGAGGCAGCCCAGGCTCAAGGAGGGCAAGGTGGGCAAGCTGGGGGACCTGCTCCAGCCACATCTAAAGGAAATCCTGGGGGCGAAGGAACAGGGGAGCCTCCAATCGAAGAAGACGAGGACGAAGGAAAGCCAGACTATGAAAACGAATCAGTCGACGACAGGCTCGCAAGACTTGCCTCCAAGTCGGGAAAAAAGAAATAAGGGCACTGTCATTTGGTTCAACTCCCAAAAGGGGTACGGCTTCATCAAGCCGGAAGATCCGACAGTGAATGGCGGCAAGGACCTGTTCGTTCATTTCCATTATCTCGTGCAGCGCGGGTTCAAAACGCTCAAGCAGCACGACATCGTAGAATTCACGGTTGGCAACAATAAAGGCGGACCATGCGCATCCGATGTGAAAGTGCTCCAGCGAGCCGAGGAGTCCACAGAAGAGGCGACTCCGTGAACACTGTTGCCGCCAAACAAAAATTAATGGTCGCGATGCGAAAGCCAAAGAAGAAATTCGCCAACGCTCGTCAGAAACATCATTACGTGGAGGCGGCCAGGCACTATCATTCGTACCGAGAAGCAACTACAAATGGTGACGAGATGAAGGCTGACGATCATATCGACGCGTTCAAGCTGCACGCCAAACACGGCAAGCTGAATGAGTTTCATCGAGATCAACTGCAACACGACGCAAAACATTTCGGTCACGCTAAAACCCGCTTCTACACACCATTTAAGCCAAAAAAGAACAAGAAAATGGTGATTAAGGCGTTAAGTCGCAAGCAGAAGGCCGAGCGCCACGCTATGTTTCAAAAGCAAATGAACGCCGGGATTAAGTCTGGCGAACGAATGCGCGCGGCTATGGCCGCCGGCAAAACGGGACAGGTAAAGCGGCAGAAAAAACGATTGCAGTGGCACGTGAATAGGGCGAAGAGGCACGCTTCAAAAATCGGAATAAAATTAAAATAAATATGGAGCAAACCATGAGTAAAAGTTTACTTTTAATAAAGGCCAAGATGCCCAGACAGGGTAAATCAAAGCCTTCCATCAAGCCAGAGGCGATGCACTTCGTTCACCACATGGGGTTGGCGTTGCATCATGCAACGAAGGCCAATCAGCCGCGCATGAAGTATTCGCCAGATCAAAAGAAGAAACACCTCAATTTATTTAGTCAGCACGAGGCGGAATCACATAAGCACGTCGCAGCTACCGGGCACGCAAACCACAGCAGCGCGATGTCTGAGCATAAAGATGCGATCAGGCACTATGCAAAAGGCTTCAACAGGTACAGTCCTAAAAAAATGGTTCACTACGATCCCAAGAAAAGCCCGCGCGAGTACGCATACGGTAAACCGACACAGGCCAAGCTGAAGAAGCGCGCCCACTTGAAGGTCGTGAAGGGGATTAAATGATAGGTAATTTTCGCATCGTCAGTGGCTCTACCGCTCCGTGGCTTGAGGCACTCATCACAAAGGATGGCCTCGTGCCGCTCTACACCCAGGCGGCGTCCTACAACTGCGAAGACCAGCAAACCGATCCGAATATGCTCGATCTGACGACGTGCACGCTGGTTCAATTTCAAATGTTCAAATGCGGTCGCACCCCGGTCGAGGTCGCACTCCAAGGTGTTGCAGAGAAGGTGCAGTCGACCGTTACCGAAGGCGCTGGGTCCGACACTGAGGTGACAAAGATCACCGATCTGGCGAAGGTTCGATATAAGTGGCACCCCGACGACACATCTGAGCCCGATCTATATTATGGTCGATTTGTTTTGACGTTTGAGGACGGTTCGATTTTGAAGTGGCCATATCAGCTTGAAAGTTTAGCGATAGACGTGGTGCCGTGATGTGGTGACGTGATGTCGAATAATCGGAGGTGAAGGTATGAAGTCGAAGATCGTTGTCAAAGGACCAAGCTCAAAAGCGTACAAGATGGGCCTTAGACATCAAAAGATAGCAGCGGATCACGAAGAGGGTGGTCGCCAAAAAATGGCTGAGAAGCATCGACAAATCGCCATCAAGCACTTCAGTAAGGTCAATCCGAAGTTTTTCTTGCGGGCTAAATTTGGCAACAAAATGTTTCCCTCGTATAAGGTCAAAAAAAAGCGGAGTTAGTATGTTAGATTGGCTTGCAAAGGCAAAAAAAGTGGAAAAGCGAGTCGACCAAATCGAGGACGACGAGAACAACTCAATCCAGGGATCGTACACCGATCACCACCGGAGCCCATACCAGCGCCGGATGGAATTGGAGCCGATGCACGGAGATGAGTTGGAGCAGTTCAATCGCGCGTGCGACAAACTAGGCAAGAAGTACGACACCGAGAGCCTCAAGGACATCATCGAGTACGGAATGGATGACGGATGGTTCAAGGTCGACAAGAACGGGATGCTCCGCGTGAACATGGAGTTGCCAGAATGAGATTGGTTGTAAAAGCGAAGGCGCTTGAAAAAATTCGTCACTACGAGCCGGTTGTCTTCGTGGGCCGCGATTTTATCATCAAGTCACGAACGGTTAAGGCCCATTACCGCCGGCTCCCGAATGGAAAGACCATTTACATTGGCCAGCACACCGACAAACGAAACGCCGCCAAGAGAAACTCTGAGAAGTTCAAAAACAAAGTCGTGTACGCCGACGAGAAGGAAACTCATTTCGTCAATCACAAGGGCGAAATAAAAAAATACCCACACCAAAAATTCAACGAGCTATCTCAGGACGACATTCACGCTCAGTTGAATCGCGGGATGCCGGTAGACCAGGGTTTGGCTCAAAAAGTGTTTATGACCGAGAACGGCATAACCGACATGAACGATTACCTCGACGCGCTCATTGGCGACGAGAAGAACAAAGCCGATGCGCTCGGTAAAAAACCTGAATTCACAAACCGTCCAGATGCAATGAAGTGGCTCCAAAAAAACAAAATCAAGGCCACGCTCAAGGACCTCCAGCAGACCTATGGTGAAGTGACGACGCCGGCAAAGGCCGCAACGAAGATGGTCAATGGACGATCTCGGCTTGCGGAGCATTTCCAGGACGCCGAGGAAAACGAGGGCTTGCCAGAGGAGCATCGTACAATTGCCCACATGGCCAATCGGCACGCAGAAAAGGCAATCGAGTCACAAGAAGCTGAGATGGCCAGCATTGAGGCCGCCAAACGCGCGACGCCCGACGACTGCCCAGAGATCCAATCAATGTCATCCAAGCTGCAATTTTTCGGACACCAGGCTCAGTCGCTCGCACAACTCAATATGCTCAAGAAAGCCATTGTCGACGTGGACATGGGCGGCGGAAAAGGTTTGATTCTTCCGGCTGACGCGATGGCCCTCATGAGCCAGGGAAAGGTCAAGAAGCCGCTGATCGTCGTTCCGGGCGCCACGCTGGAGCAGAATGCTGCGAAAACGCTGGAGTACACCGAGGGAAAGATGAACGTCTTTCTCATCAGCAATCAGGTGATGAACGAACAGTTCGACCGTGACCCAGAGAAGCTACAGGAGGCGATTCAAAAGGCTCCTCCGAATACGATCTTCATGGCCTCTTACGACATATTTGCATACCAGGATCGCCGCAATCAGGATGAAAACGAACCAGAAGAGGACCGTTTCGAGCGGGCCGAGGCGATGGGCGGCGCCGGCTTCGACTACATCGCGCTGGATGAGTCGCACAACATAAAGAATGTGCAATCAAAGCGGTTCAAGGCGATGCAGCACATGACGCACATCCAATATAAGCGCGTAGCGTCTGGAACATTCCTGTCGAACAATCCGAAGGATGTGCTCGGACAAATGCTGTTTCTTCATCCGCACATGAGCATTTCGGAAAATGACTTCGAGAAGAAGTATGGGCGCGAGGAGTCAGCGAAGGGCATCAAGTGGGACCGCAATAAGCTGAAACAATTGCGCAGCGACCTCCAGAACCTCGGAATGATTTCGCTACGCCGCTCGGCGTGGATTCACCTGTTGCCAAAGCGTGAAGAGAAACTGTCGGTCGTCAAGCTCGACAAAATGCACGAGCGTGTTCACGAAGGCGTTTTGAATGAAGTGATGGACGAATTGGAAAAGGAAATGAGAAAGGACGCTCGTTTGCGCCGGCTTTTGGAGTCGGATGACGAGATCGACGGTGACGAGGAGTTACCACCCAGCGTCCTTGGTCCGTTGAATCTACTCCAGGCAATCACCGATCACCCGCATGAGTTGGCCGTCCAAATGAAAGAGGCCCTGGCCGACGTGAAGGAAATGCGCGCAAAGCACAAAGCCGGCGAACTGGACGACGAAGAGTACGCGGAAATGGAACAAATGCGCATAGCACTTTCCCGCCTGAGCCCAATGGTGAGAAAGGCCGTGCAGTCGCTTGAGGGAGTTGTGAGCCCGAAGGCACACGACGTGTACGACAAGATCGAGGAGCATTTTAAGGATAAGAAGAACGGCAAATTCATGGTGTTCGTGCAGCGGAAGAATTCCGCCAACCACATAATCAACAATATGCCGGAGAAGTGGAAAAAACACGCGATGTACTTCGACGCCTCAAAAATGAACGATCTGCCGTCGTTCACTCAAGATCCAAATGGTCCGAAGATCCTCGTGGCCGTCGATGCGTCGATCAAAGAGGGCATGAATATGCAAATCGCAAATGCCCAGTACCGCTACGACCACCACTATTCTCCAGGTAACCAGGAGCAGGGATATGCACGCATTTGGCGATTTGGACAAGATAAACCTGCTAAGATCCATCTTGGCATTGTCGATGGTGGTATTGACGTTACAAAGTACGCTCGACTCATCAGCAAGCTCCACACAAACCAGATGGTCATTTCGGATATGGAAGACGATGACACTTTCGAGGCATACAAACTTTCCCTCGACAACATTCGCAATCATCGCGGTGCTAATATTCTTAGTGACTACACTGATATGAACCAAAAGATCCTCGATTTCCAACACGAGGAAAACAAAACTCTACAAAAAAAGTTTGGTTCAAAAGGATTCAAGAGGTCGTCGCCGAAACAAATCGGCGGCAAGGACGCGAAGCAGATGCACGGCATCGGTCCTTATATGAGCGACATCAATTACGAGAAAACGCCAATGCCGAGCGACTCGGAGTTGAACGATCTTCTTGGCCATTTCCGTGATGCGCACCGAAAGTTGGGACACCCTGAGCGTGTATTCGACACCGGCATCCAGGACGAATACCTGCCAGAGATCATCAAAATTTATTACCGAAACAAAGCGCGCGGCGGCGGCAAAGAATTGCTCGATCACACAATTGAACAATACGATTCTGAGCTTGAACACAAACTGACCGACCGCGAGCGCAAGTTGATCGAAACGACTCTGAAGCCGATGCTGGAGGGTAAGCGCCACACTCCGCACGAGTCCGTGAAGGCCAAAGATGCATTCGAGTATTGGCGCCAGCACTTGAAGCTGCCTAAAAACAAAGAGGCAGAGAAGGCCGCTATTGAGGACATTGGATTGCTATCCAATTGGGTAAAGAAGAATAAGGTCGACCTCGAAAACCTTGGCCAGGACAGTCGTGGTTCCGAGCGCGGCATCGAGAACCACAAGGAACTGGAAAAATTTTGGGACCAGCACGAGAAAAAATTCGGCGTCGCGATGAGCAACAAACACAAAAAGCTCGTGAACAACGTGGTCGGAATGCTCCAAGAAGTGAGCGGAGGATGGCCCAAGATCAAACATCAATATGAGGATACGTTTGGCCTTGAAGATGGCGAGGAATAGGCGTGAGAAAAAGTTTGCTGAAACCGCTGACTGTAGCCGAAATGAAGGAGACAGGCGGATTAAAAATTACAAAAATTGGCGTAAAGCGGCGGCAGAAGGTCGCTCACTTACTTGCCAGCGCACACAAAACAGGTCGAAGCACCGTCGAGAGCGTGACGGCTCATCTGAAGAGGGAATTCGGGACGAAGCGAAATTGGGAGCGCGTGGCGATAACGGAACTGACCGAGGCCAAGGGAATAGCAAGTCTGGACGTAATCCAGCGGGTGTTCGGCTCCGACGCGAGAGTATTTCGGTTACACGGTCCCTCGTGCTGCGAAAAATGCAGGAGCTTATTCGGAAGTACAAAAAACCCGAAGATTTGGAGAGCGAGCCAGATCCCGGCGAAGATAAGGGGAGCGGTTCATCCTAACTGCGTGTGTGGACCGTGGCAGTGTGTAGACAAGCCGGACCTCACGAAGGCCGCCGATCCAATGTCAGACCTGCCAATGGGGCTCGTGCGCAAGGAATACGATCCTCACATCAAACATCCGGTCGCCATCATCTCCACCGGAAACGGATACTGGACGCGGATGGATTCTCCAACTGGGCGCGCAATCGTGCAGACCATTGCGATGCTGGTGCCGGCGGCTAAGCTGCGCGAGTCTTTGGGGTTCACGGTTTTTGTTCACGGCCCGATCAAAACGCGGCACAACAAAGTCGAACTGTACGATCTGCGACGGCTATCAGGCGCCAGGTTTTACCCGATGGACCTCGGCACCGACGACGACCAGACCTTGCGAGTGAAGGGCATGAGCCAGGCCAAGGATCTGAACGAATACCTCACTCACCTGAAAACCGTGATGCCACACATAGCCACGATGCCGGAATACTGGGAGAATGGACAAAGCATCCGTTGGCTCCCGGATTTTTTTGGTTTCAAAACGCTGACGGATTGGCTGATCGTGGTACCTGGGAAAGTGGATGAGAAAAATAAGATCAAGAACGTGATCTTATCGCTCCACGGACAGAAAAAGGCAATCAGGCGAACGACTTACGAGCAGCTTGAGGGAGCGGAGTTGAGAAAATGCTCATATTGAAATCGAAAAACTTTTTAGTTGGAACGCGCCGCAAGCGCAAGAGCGGATGGTGGTTGAAGGACCGCCCGAAGCATTGGCAGCTCCTCAGACAGCACGTCACGCGCCAGTACCGCTCCGCCGGCGTTCATCCAAACCATCCTCACGCCAAGGCCATGTATTCAGCGGCCTCTCGGCTGATCCGGCATTTCGCAAACTCACGCACCGGATTCTCAGAGGACATGGCCAGCGTGGTCCTCGACAACCACTTCGGGCATCTGAAGGACTCCATGCGCCGTTATGGCCTTTGGAAAAATCACACAATCAGCGCCGTGAAGAAGTACCTAAAGGAAATGGGCGCGGTTTACGGCGAGGGTGCCGCGCGCAACGCCTCGGAAATTTCCAAGCACATAGCTGAGTGGCAAGAAAAGGTGAGCGCCGCTGCGCTGGAAAACAAATCGCAAGTGGAGATGGATGATTTTGTTGCACGACAATTTGCATCACACAAAAAGAAAATTGCGCATTTGATCTTCGCCGCTCGTCAATTTGTTGGCGTTGACACTCCTCTGAGTCAAACTCCCGACACCGGATTTAAGGGTTTCTGCAAAGCGATCATCACGAAATTTTACGAACATGGGCCGGCTGGAGTTTCGCAGGAGCAGTTGAAGGTTTGGGAGAAGGCGTTTGAAACTGTGTTCAAAAATGCACGAGATCACCAGGTAAATCGACTGATTCCGTTGGCAAAGTCGCTCACACAGGCGGAGCGTGAGCCGTACTGGAGAGAGCATCCAAAATGGTTTGTTTACTGCTGCACGCGGCTTGCGATTAAAAACGACGGGCTTGTGGATCTGGCCGCCGTGTCCAGTTATATGAAAAATTCGATGAAGTACCATGGTTCAAAAAATCCTCCGTCACCGACATACGATCAGACTGAAGAAACGATACTGAGCCAAATTCGCCTCGGGATGCTTCGCCCGTCAAAGGCTAAGGTTCAGAAGGAGCGGATGTACCCGACAAAAATCGAGTCGATCCGCACACTGTATCTGAAGAAAAAGCGTATGAAGAAATCGCTCGTGTGGTCCGGCAAAGGTGATTCTGGCGATTCGTCCGATTACGGTGCGCCCAGGTCGGCGTCGATGTCGGTCACGAAGGATGAAGGCAAATCGAAGATGCGCCGGCGCTGGCGTCGACTGCTCGAACGGCGCCCGGACCTCAAGGAAAAATACGGAGAGAAATCGTGAAGTTAATGCTCAAGGCGAAAAAGAATGTAAAGCGCAAGAAGATTTGCATGGACCGCGATGAATTGATCCGCGAGCACAAGAATCTCGTGGCCGTACTCCGCTCGCCGAGCCACGCCGACGACAAAGTTGAGGCGAAGAAACAGAACAAAGAATTGCACGAGTACATTGGCAAATCTTTCAAGGGAAACGCCTACATAGGTCCGATGAGCGTTGCCGACATTACACTGGCAAGTTGGAACGAATTCTTCCGCGAAGGCGGCTCACTCAACCAGCCGACGTTTCTTCAGAACGACAAATTGAAGGACATCGAGCGCCGATATGTCCGCCTCGCGCGCCTTCACAAGCCACTCTGAGTGTGCGTACACAAAAAAGTTTTTTCAAAATCTCTACAGATGCCTATTGAATTGTTTCGGGATTCCTCCGTAAAATAAGAGGCAAGCGGATGCTACTCGATAGCATAAGAGGTCGAATGGACGGGCAATTCATAATCAAGAGTGACGGCACTTTTCGTGCGTACATGGGGGATGTGATCCTCAAGGCGCAGAAAGTTGGCGACACTGAGGGTTGGCATTTCAACGCGATTGCTTCCACCGGCGACAAAGACCGCGAGAATGAAACCCTGCTCCAAAAGGGTTTGAATTTTGAGCCGTTCGCCGATTCTGGCGAGTTCAACTGGAATCACATTCCCCACGCAATGATCGGTGTCCCGGTCGGAAAAAAGGCGTGGTTCGAGAAGGGCCACTGGTGCTGCGAAGGAATGATTATCGCAGATATGCCGGTCGCTCCCGGCTACACCACCAATCAAATCGTCACCCAGCACAACCAGCTTCGCAAATCCGGTTTCCCTCGCGGACTCTGTACGTCCGTTGAAGGGAAAGTGCGCGAACGCTCGGACGACGGGAAATATGTCATCAAGGCGGACATCTACAATATCGCGCTTACGTTTCGCCCGGTGAACCCGAACTGCACTCTTTCAATGCTCGCGAAGTCGATGGATAAACAGGCTGAGTTGTCCGTCGACAATGAATTCTACAAAGCACTCAGCGTGAGCGATGCCGCCCCGTTCGCGAAAGAGGATCTTGAGGGCGGATCAAAAAACAGCATGGGCCTCGAAGGAAAACTCGTGAAGCACCTTTGCAGAAAAGGTTATTCCGAGGGCGCGGCCAAAGCTCATGTTGCCCGATTTATGAAAAAGAAATTCTTGGGCGTAGGGTCCAAGAGATAAACGAACGAGGAGGCTCGCAATGGATGAGAATGACGACATCCTTGAGAAGGCCACTCAGGAACTTGAAGAGTCTATGGTAGAGGAAGAGGCGCAAGCCGAAACCGCCAAAGGCGAACAGGATCTTGGGAAGGCAATCATCAAGGCCGTCAGAAACGCCGCTGCCCCCTTCTTGAGCAAAGCGCAGACCTCAGACCTCTCCGCCGAGAAGGACCGCCGTGGTTCTCTCACCGAGAGCAACAAGGACCCTGCGACCACGCCCAAGAGCAGCAGCAGCGGATATCCCGATTCGACAAGGTACGAAGCCCGCAAGGGTGAAGACCTCGACGATGACGGAGATGAGGACGGAGATGAGGACGAAGACGATAAAAAGTCGAAACGTCACAAGAAGGGCAAAAAGGCTAACCCCTTTATGTCCAAGATGAAGAAAATGAAAAAAGGCCACGAAGATGAAGAGGACAGCGACGACACCGACGTTGAAGGTGACGACGAAATGTTCGACGCAACTGAAGTGGTCGCCGAGTTGGGCGAGAACGTCGCCGAAATCAACAAATCCGTTGATCGACTCGAAGAAGGAATGGCCGTGTTTGGTGAGCTTCTCGGCGAAATGGCCGATCCTCGCCGCGACAAGTTGCTGGTCAACTTGGCGAAAGCCGTCACTCACATCATCAGCGAACAGAAAGAGATGAAAAAATCTCTCTCTGGCGTCAATGATTTGATGAAGGCCGTCAGCACGATGCCGGGTGTGCCGAAGATTGCCGGCCTTCAAATGATCGCCAATAAGACCGATTTGGCGAAAGGTGAAGGCGATGTGGAAGACAGAGGCGAATTGTCTCAAGAGAACAAGGATCGTTTGTTTGCCGCCGCAGTCGCTCGGAAAATTTCAACCAAAGAGATGTCGAAAGCCATGCAAACACATGACCTTTCGATTCTCGAACGGGTCAAGTAAGGATGGGATGAATGTTTACATCAACAAATTCCCTGGATCAGCAGATACTTGACATGGTGAGAAAAGCTCTTTCGGTTGACGCCGCGACCGGCACCAGCATCGCGCCGTTCATCAAAGAGGACCTGGAAGGCGAAGCGTATGTACAATTGTACAGCGACACCGATCCCGCCCAAATGGCTCTCTTGAAAGACTTGCCTCGCCAGCCTGCACAGCAGGTCAACCACGAATTCACTCTGGTGGATCGTTACGGAAACCATCGCGCTAAGGCATCCTTCTCCGCGAATGGTCTGCCCCCGCAAGCAAACTTCGAGGGCTCCCGTAAGTTCGTTCAACTCAAGCTGTACGGTAAAACGTCAGCGGTCCAAGGGTTGACCGTCCTCCAGAACACCGTTCGTGCGCTGGGTCAGCCCGACGTGGCCTCGTCTAACGACATGGCCGTGAAACTCCTGCTGCAATATCAGATCAACGCTGATTTGTACCAGGCCGACACTCGCTCGACACTCGACGCCAATATCTTCAAAGGGTGCTGGCAGCTCATCGACGAGTTGACGAAGAGTCCTGCTGCGGTCACGCCGTTCAGCAATAGCGACATCTTCATCGACTTGCGCGGCGAGCCGCTCTTGCCCGATGGAGCCAAGGGTATTCGTTCCCAGGCAGTCGGTTTTACCAAACGAAATGGCGCCCTCCGCCGGATCTACATGGCGCCCGAGGTCCTTGAGAACATCGAGGACAACCTAGATCCAGCCGCTCGCTTCATGTTGCCGCCGCAAGGCTCCAACGCGAAGATGATTATCGGTAACAACGTGGACGGAATGCGCGTCCAAGGTCAGATCGTGTACTTCCGTCGCGATTCGGCCTTGTCTTCGTTCGTTCGTTCCGGTGGACCGAATCTCGACCTGATTCCCGGAGCGCCAGCAGCGTTCGCGTTCGGTGGATCTGGCGCGGGCACCATCACCCAACCCGCAGTGAACAACTCGGGCGTGGGCCAGTTCCTCACAAGTGAGGGATTGCGACTGACAGGCATCGTCTACATCGTGACCGCTGTGAACAGCGTCGGTGAAGCGATTGCCAGCAACGTGTCCAACTCGGTCAACGCCTCCAACGGCAAGACGATTGAATTCACGATCACTCCTCGTGGTGACGAGCTTTCTTTCCGCATCTACCGTGGGTACGTTTCCGACACGGCTCAGGCCGACACGTTCAAGGCCCCGATTGTTCTCGATCCCGAATTCATTTTCGAGATCCCGAACGGCGTGGCGCTGGGCAATACGACGCCGATCACGGTTGTCGATGCCAACCTCTACATCCCCGGCACTAGCTGGGCTTGGGGTTCAGACATCTGGTCGCAGAACGCCGCCGCCTTGGACCGTGGCGACGCTCCGACCTCTTTGGCCAACGAGTACGTTGAAGGAAAGTCCGCTGCGGCGATTGCCCAGTTGACCGGCCTCTTCGAGTTCGACCTGGCTAAATTGGGATGGCTGTATTCCAACAAACTGTTCGCACACGTCTTGGCACCGCAAGTGCCGCGCCCGTGGGTGAACGTGGTTTGGATGAACGTCGGAGGCATCCGTCGTAAGAAAGCCCTCCTTGATCGAGCCCTGAGCTAAGGGTGATTGATTAAGCGAGTCAGAAGAGGGGTCAGGCAACTGGCCCCTTTTTTTATTGTACGACTACTCGTAAAATGTAAGCATAAATTGTCAGCGAGACAGGAGGACAGAATGCAGCTTTGGAAAATGGATAGCCTGGGGATTTCAAGCGAGGACTTCATCAACCGCGATTCCCAGAACGCTCCGAACGCCTTTTACGGATCACTTTGGAGATTCAAGCACGACCGAACCGGAACACAGATTGATCCCAAGCAACAGCCCACGGGCAAGAACGAAGGTCCACAGCCTTCAACCAGCGAGCAGCTCACCCCGCAAGGATTTTTGAAACAGGCCGCCCAGACCGAAGTCGCCGATCATCAACGCCGCCGCCAGCGCCCACTGGACAATCATCTCGTTGATGAGGCCCGCCGGCTTGGCGAACCGATTTCCGAGGCCGACACCGGCTACACTGAAGCGCATAATGAAGCCCAAGAGCATGGTAACAATGTGCAAGCCGCAAACCATGCTATCGTTCACAACGATGCCAAATTCACAGAAGCATCGCTTATGGGCATGAGCAAAGACCAACTCGGCGACATCGCCGCAGCGGTCGGCGTCGTGAACGTCGAATTGCCGAAGAAAAAGTTGGTTGAGGCGATCCTCGTAAAACAGGGCTAAAAAGATCGTCAGAACTGGACGATAAATAGGGCGTGGTGTTCTTCGTGAATGCCATGCCTTTTTGTTTTGGAGTACAATTTAGGAAGCAGGTAAGCAGGAGAAACTATGCTCTGTGCCTTGATTCAAAATAATGCTGTTTGCGGTATCGTCGATCTTGACGACACAACCATGTACCGCATTGGCAATCTTTTTGAAGCGATAGTTGACATCTCCGCGATTACTCCACAGCCGCAGATCGGATGGGCGTTCAGTAATGGTCAAATTTCCAACACCGCACCGTCAATGAAGATCACTCGCCTGGCGATGAACAACCGATTTCAAGTGGCGGAACTTCTCGCCATAATGGCGTACACAAACAGCAATCCAACGAGCATGGTAGCCGTTCTCATGCAGAGACTTCAGTTAGCGACGTACATTGACTTAAACCGCTCAGATACTCAGGCTGGAGTAGAATATTTGGTTTCCCAAGGACTTTTAACATCTGACAGGGCGACGGCAATTCTCACTACTCCGCCATCGTCTGACGAAGCGTACATCGGATAGGAGACAACGACATGAGCAAGGCGCTGGCACTCAACTTACAAAAAAGCCTGACGTTTGCATACGACCAAGCGAAGACAACTTTGCAGGGACGAGTTGGCTTGCGCACAATCACCGATGGGAACGGTCCAAAGTCAGTTCTAGGTGTTCAGCCAATAATCAACATGGATGTGTTTGACGATACCGGAGCCGGCCCAGGATCTATGATTGCCGTTACTCCCAACAATCGAGCTTTTGTCGGAAAGAGCAACACACTAGAAGTTTTCATCATATCGCTCTATCAGTTGACCACCGCAAATGGAGTAACTACAGCCTCTTGGGTTGGCGATTTGAAATTGAATTTTGGAAACCTGGCAAACACCTTCACGATGAAGGGCCTATTCATTGACGATTCTAATCCAGCGTCGATGACGATAGTTTGGGCCGGGACTCACAACACGGCCCAAAATGGCGGCCTCTTTGCTTGCTGGGGTGTGAATGTAACTGATTTCTACGTTGCGGCCCCTCAGACTTTTCCAGTGGCGTCGGCGGCAAACCAAACAAAAGCTACTTACATGCTGTCAGATGCCGCCACTCAGGCCACTCACACAATGACGGTAGCAGATGGTGTTGGGGTAAACGTGGCCACTCATCATGCTTACGTTCTCAATGGAGCCGCCGCCAGTCCTAGTATTTTCAAATACGATTTGTCGGCACCTCCAAGTGTTGTGCCAGGAGCAAATGGCTACACAAATTCTTTGTTTCTACTGAAGACCGCAACTCTGCCGGCGCTTACGGGAACAGTTCTTCTTCAAAATTGCGTTCAAGTTATAACCCCATTCGGTCAACCTGGAGCGGCATCCTCTCTAAATGGAAACACCTGTCTTTCGTTCATAACGACAACTCAGATTTATGCATGTAAAACATCTGACATCACAAGCGGAGCTTCTTCCATTCCAAGTCTAGTTAGTGCTGACAATGCCGCCGGTACAGATTACGTCACGGCGAACCTTTCTTATGGTCAGTTCAATCAGGAGGTTGGCAAATGGATTGCAATTACAGTAAATGGAAATTGTTTAATAAAGCAGTTAGTCAATCTTGATCCAAACGCCAAGTATTTTGGAGTATTCAACAATATAAGAACTGAATCTGGTGGATCACTGACTCCTGAATTTGGAGCCATTACGAACGCCTGTCTTGCTTGCGGTAATGGATGGGCCATCATGTCAAATTCAAGCACTGGGCAGCGCGGCCTTCTTGCTCTTGACGTTATGTCTGACGAGAATTCGATTGATTCAAATGGAGAGAGGTACGCCTCGATCATAAGCCCAGTGATTTCAGGTAACTTCACGCAGGGCGTTCATCTGGCTCTTTTGAAGCAACTAGCCAAGAGAAGTGTTTATCCGACCATCCAATACCGAACATCAAATTTCAATGTCGGACCAGGAGTTGGATTCGATGCAACGTGGACTACAGCTCCTAAAGATGGAGACCTATCGGCACTTGTGAACGCGACTCAAGTTCAATTCAGAATTTTGGCTTCTTCTGTTGGAACAACGAACAGCAACACTTCTCAGATTCAAGAAGCGTTTTTTATTTACAGCGATGCGACTCAGATTTCATCAAACTGGGAAGGGTCAGTTGATAACACCAGCCAGTCTTCAGCCTCACCGATGTACGTGGCATTCCGTCAACGCGCGGCCTATTCGCCATTGCCGACGAAGTTTGTTATCAAAGGGGTAGATGACAGCGGAAACGTGATTTACACATTCGACACCGTGGCAAATCCAAGCGTGTTCTCGCAGAGCGCCAACAACGGTGGAAGTTGGGCAGCGTGGACAAATATGGGATCATTCCCTAACGTCGCCGGCACGACCGAACTGAGAGTGCTAGTAGCCTCACCATCGGGAACTAGACTCACGTGGAGCATCCAAGAGGTATGATGAATGCCTAACCCAAGCACTTATTTTGCAGGAAACTTCAGCATCTTGGCTCCGCAGGCGTGCCTGCTCGATACGACTCCTCCAACATTTGCGGGTATTACAGGTCTTGTCCATCAAGACGACGGGAGTCTCTTGGCATCGTGGGGTGCTGCAAGCGATGCGAACCCTCCAATTCGCTATGCGATTTACGTTTCTCAAGACAGCAATCCACCGACTCATTTTAGTCCTAGCAATTTCTTGTGCTATGTGAAATCGACTTCGTTTCGTGTTTTTCAATTGCCCAATGGAACAGTTTTCCAGCGTGGTCAGACTTACTACGTCGGCGTGCGAGCCGAGGACTCTCAAGGAAACATTGAAACCAATTTGGTCGTGCTGAATGACGTTGCAAATCCGTTAAATGCACCACTTCAGCTTGGCGACATACCAGAAATAGCAAAACAAGTTTGGAACAGACTTCGCTCGCTCAGTACGGTTCCTGGCTCGTTCGGAGAGTCCCTCCAGGGAGTTGTAACGGCGGCGCGCGCGAACCTTCTCGACAATTTGTCGAGGCTCGACGTGCTCGTGAGCAGTCGTGGCTCCTCATCGCAATCGGACACGATAATCGCCTACGTCGACCAGCTTGAGATCCGCCTGACTGCTGGCAGGGCGTCAAATCTGGACAACTTGGACGCGGCGATCACCACTAGGGCGGCGTCTGCGGATGTTGCGTCTGTGCCGGCGGCTGTCGCATCACTTGTGCCGGCGGCTGTTTGGGATGTGGCTCAGGCTTCTCACGTTGCCTCCGGTTCTACTGGGGCCAAACTCAACTCGCTTGGCGGCCCGGTTGACGTTTCTTCAATTGCCGCCGCCGTTTGGAATGAAGCCAAGACTAGCCACACGACTACTGGCACATTCGGAGCACTTCTTGACCAGGCGATCAGTTCGCGGTCCTCAGACGCCGATATGCAAGCTATAAAGGGCTCTGGCTTCGTTGCAACCGATTCACTGCACGATCTTAAGGCCAAGGTAAATTTGCTGCCCACGAGCGCCGGAGACGCGACGTTGGCGAACCAGAACACTATCATTTCACAGTTGGCGGCCAAGGCTTCGCAAGCCAGCATTACGACGCTTCAGAACAGCGTGAACGCGATCCCAATAAATCCTCTGCTCACGACCGATGCCAGACTGAATCGACTTGATGTGAACGTATCTACCAGGCTTGCCGACACTGATTTCCAGGTCATCAAGGGTGCCGGGTTCAACGCCTCTACGGATACTCTGGAGGCAATCCGCGACGCTGTTGCGGCCTCTGTGGATCTGACTCCAGTCACTCAGTCACTCAGCGACATAAAAGGCGCCGGATTTGCTACGGGCACAGACAGTCTTTCGGCATTGCGTCCAAAAGTGGATGCGGCGAAGTCTTCTGCTGATGCCGCCGCCTCGATTGCGCTTGATGCCAAAAATGCGGCACTTGGAGCGGCCACTCAGGCTCAGGCATCTACGATCATCGCCGGCGTCGCGGCTATTCCGACAAATCCTGTGCTCACAAACGACGTTCGTATAACCAGACTCGATGCCAATATCAGTTCGCGCGCGGCGGCGACCGATCTCGCGGCGGCTATGGGTGGGACATTCAATCCAGCGACCGATTCACTTGAGAAAATTGTCGACCTCATCAATTCAAAAACCTACAGTAACGCGACTCTGGCGAACCAAGTCGCGATCCTCAACGCCATCGCCGGCACTGCACTTGAGTCGACTGCACAGAGCATCCTGACTCGCGTCACGAGCATTCCTACAAACCCCGCGCTCACGACCGACGTTCGATTCAACAATTTGGATGCAGCGGTTTCTTCTCGCGCATCGGACACGGATATGCAGGCCGTAAAAGGCGCTGGATTTACAACTTCAGATGACAGTTTGGCGGCGCTAAAGGATGCCATTGTGGCGGCTGATCTTGATTTGTCGCCAGTGCTCACTCAACTTTCGCAAATCAAGGGCGCTGGATTTAGTTCTGGTCAGGATGACCTCCACATACTCAACAACACCGCCATCAATGAGAGAGCGCAAATTTACAGCGCGGTTCAGGGCGTACTGAGCACTGGAGAGGGGTTCTGATGACTGGGACAAGAACAGAAACACTTGTAAATGAAGCCTGTTTAATAGGATTTCGGCATTTTTATAACGGCATCCTGTCCGATGCTTACCAGATGT